GTCAGCGCCGCCCAGTGTGGACACAATGGCGTCATAGTTCCAGAATTCAATGCCAGTTTCAACCCCGGTTTCAATCGTGGCCGCCAGCTTTGCTTCTGCCGGGGTCAGCGTCCGGGAGCCGTCTTCATTCTGATAGGACAGGTACTCAATGTATTTTTCCCCCACCTGCCGTCTATACATGCCTGCCATGGTGCCGAATTTGAAGGCATAGGAGCCAATCTTTTTAGCAATCGGAGCCGGAGCGCCCATCATGTAGGCCCCGCCACCGAGAATTCCAGCGGCAACAGCCCCAACTGCGGCATCACTGCCCATCCCAGCAACTTGAATACCCGTCTGGCTCAGAATACCCATAAGCGGATTTATGGTAGTCGGGGGAACCATTTTCTGTAACTCTTCCAGCCGTGCGGTAAGCTGTTTGGCCCGTTCCATTTCTTCTTCGGTCAGCGTGCGGCCTTCTACATAGGCACGGTCATAAATATCCGCCCGTTCACTACTATTGTTGAACGTTTCCGCCACCAGAGCCGGAATGCCAGTGATGGACTGAACCGCCTTTACGTCCTCTGCATTTTTCAGCATTGCCTCGAACGTATCCGGAGTAGCATTTGCCAGAGAAGGATAGTATTCAGCCAGATACGCCTTGAAAGCTTCGGGGTCATTGCGGTCTACATCATCCCCCACCCGGCTGTCAATTTTAAACTGGGCCAGAATTTGGGCGCCCTTGATATAGGCATCACGATCACCGAAAAAGATTCCAGAATCCTTCCCATAGGCCCGTGCCAGCTCTTCGGACATACGGTTCTTTTCTGGGGTATCCCACTGAAAATTGAAGTTGTTGTAGATTTCCGTACTACGGACCCAGTTAGCGGTAAAAGCAAGAGGCTTTTCTACGGTTTCCCGGTAGGTAGAAACTAAAATGCTTCCTACTGGGCCGGATTGGGAGAACATTTCTACAGGGCCGTCATATTTAGGCGCAATGGGGTTCTGAACATCATCCAGGGTATTTCTGTATTCTGCTTCACTGTCTGCGGCCCGTGCGGAGGCGGCATCTTCTGCCGCTTGCACTACACCACCGAAAGATTTCCATACGGGAGTGTTCAACGTATCATTAACGGACTGCCGAGCGGACGCAAGCATATTGCCCACGCCCACTGGCTGTGCGATTTCCTCATTCTGATAGTTATTGTATTGCTCCTGCGCTTGTGCCGTTGCTTCTTCTTCTCTTGCTTCAAAGGGATTGCCTACAGCCGTGGCAATAGCATCGGCCACACGTTGCCCCATGGAAGGTGGTTCCGGCTGAGGTTGCATGAAAGCAGGAAGATTGTCAGGGTCTACCGTTCGAGAGGCAATGAAATCATTGTTCAGTTTATTGCTTTTACCTTCGCTTTTCGCAAGGGCAATTGCTTCTTCTACACTGTAAGGCATTAATCGTCCTCCTCAATAGGAACGCTTCCAATAGCGTCGTTAATTTCCTTATCGCTTAAATAGAACGGCTCATCAACGTTTTCCGCATAGTTCATTCCGTTTCTTTCATCCCGGTTGTAAATCCCGAACCCGTTGTACAGAGCGTTCTTTTTAACCTGTCTGCGTTCGTTTCCAGCTTCACCTACATCAATTTCCACTGGTTCTTCTCCTGCCACAAGAGCGGCGTAAGCATCACCCTGCGACACCTGCCGGCCTGCCTGCCGTTCGCCAATGATATAGTTCATCATATAGGGCACTGCGTACTTGAAATCGTCAGAAGAATGACCTTCATTCTTCCATCTCTGTTTGAGCAAGCTCATATTAATATCCCCGGTGGAAGCCACAGACCACATCTTCATGTAGCTGTTAAATTCTGAACTGCCTTTGGGAATCCCCATCAAGGTGAGCGCCGTTTCTGCCTGTGTCTGGTTGATGGTCCCGTCTGCCACCTGTTCTGCCCAAGCGGCCTTGCGTTCTCGTTTCTCTGCTGCCGTGCTTCCGCCCGTTCCAACTGCCCGTCCGCTTCTGGTAAGTCCGGCCGCTGACAAACCCGCCCCGTAATAAGTATTGGCCAGTGTGGCAACGTCGCCGGCTTCCAGACCGCCTGTGCCAATGGCACGCCGTACAGCATCTTCATACTGGCTTTTATCCGTAATATGGTTCATGACAAGGTCCCCCAGCTGGTTTTTCAGCGCTTGAATTGCTTCCTGCTTAACCTTTCGGTCCTGTGCATCCAGAATGTTAATTTCCCGTTGCGTGGCCGCAAACAGTTTTTCTTTTTCTGCCGGTGTCATGGGTCTATCCTTTGCAGGCCCTACCCCGCCACCGTTCAATTGGGAAAAGGCTACATAGCCGTAGATTTTCCCGCCCAGACCGGTTTCTGGGTCTGTGTCCGGAGTTTCATATACATCTCTTGCCCCTTTATGATTTCCCGCCTGGATAACGCCGTTTTCTGTAACAACTCCTGCGTGACCATTGGCATACATGCTGTTAGAAACAATGGCCATATCCCCAGGCTGAGGTTTATAATCAGGCCCACGCCACAAGTTCACATCATCCCGTTTCGCCCATGCTTCGGCGCTATCTGTATCCTTAATATCAGGAACATCAAATCCCGCATCCCTTACAGCTTTGAAGGAATAATAGACGCATCCCGTACCGCCCGGAATATCGAACGGAGCGCCGACCATATTACGGAAACTGCTCAAAATCATAGAGCCATAGTTCCCCGTAGTCGGTTCTTTGATGGTCATTTTATCTATATAATCCCGGAGCCCTTTTGGGTCTTTTCGGAACTTCGTGGCTAATTGCTGGCTTTGGGTAATCATGAAGTTCTGTTCCTTCTGGGCGTTGTTTTTGGCGACAAACTGGCGGATATACGCCGGGTTGACCAATGGACCGAACCGGTTCACAAGATTGTCAACGGCCTGCATATCGTTGTCAGCGAACGCCTGCGAAAGAGCATCCCCAACGGTTTTTCCCATGACTTCTTCCGTCTTGTCCTTGCACCACTGTGCGCCATAATCTTTCCCATTCGCCCAGATAGAATTGCGGATATTATTCAGTTCGTTCTGGACAAATTCCGGTTTCTGATAGTTGTGGGAAATGGCAATCTGGGAAGTTTCAATCGTGTCGTTCATAACTGCTGTTTTGTAATTCTGGGCTTCCCTGTATGCTTGTTTTTGGGTGTCCTCAATCCCGGCAATGGTAGACGCATCTGCTTTTTGGATAAAAAGATCCTGTGCTTTTTTGTACTTCGGGACCATCTGGAACACTTCATCTCGGATTTTCTTTTCGCCCTCTTGATACAGCTGTGTCACGTTTCTGGCATTTTCGTTTTTCAAATATGCAAGGCCCGTGTCCTTGTTGAACATCAAATCATCCATGCGGCGGTTGTACTCGTTCATAGCCTTTGTGACGTCCGCCGTCATATCATCTTCGGCCATTTTCAGACCGATTCCGACAGCATTGCCCAGAGCATTGATTCCGCTCACGTCAGCACCCCACGTCCTTGGGTCAGAAGGATTAGAGACAGGGTTCCCCCTGCCGCTAATCGTATTCGGTTGTACAGTTGGTGCATAGTTGGTTAGCTTCATCGTACCACCCTAGCTTTCTGGTATTTGTAAATAGGGTTCTTCCACTTTCCAAAACTGCCGATGGAAAGCGGTTCATCCAAGCGCCCTGCACTGTTCCACGGGTTCACGGCATAGCCATTCACATTGGTGTCACCGACCGTAAAGCCGCCCGTTGGAGCCGTTTTGTTGCCGCTAGACCCCTTCATTCCATAGATGGACAGCGCACCGCCCGCCAGTGTGGAAAGCATCCCCAGTTTTCCCTGCTGTGCAACATTTGCCGCCGCTGACCTGTATGCACTGGCTTGATTCAAATAGCCAATTTTCTGATTCTCTAGGTTCCAGTTCTCCAGACGGTTGCTGTAAATATCGTTCCTTTGGTTCTGCAACAGGTTCATAGAGTCTTGATAATAGGCATCGTTTGAAGCTCCCAGAATGTCAAGCCCGGACCCAACGCCGGTTAAGCCAGCCGCACCCTGGGCCGCCGCAATCTGGCCACGCACAAGGCGTCTCTTGTCGTCCAGCTTGCTTTGCTGGTATCCATAGGCATCTGCAATGTTTTCGGCCTTCCGGTCATTAATACGCTGGTTCTGCTCCATGATTTTGGCGTTGGCGTCCGCCGCCTGTGCCTGGGCATTGTAGGCCGCTTCCTGCGCTTTATACTGTTGTCGTTGGCCGTACATCTGTAAGCCCGTCATAGCGGCTGTAATGCCTTCAATCACTCCACACATAGTTCTACCCCCTAATCACAAAAGGGACGAACATACCGTCCCCCAGCTTCACGGGTTCTAGCAATTCCGCCCCCATATGTTTGATGAATGTCAGTGCTTCTTCGTTTTCCACGCCGATAAAGTTTTTTAATTCGTGACACCGGGAAATATATTCGTTCATGAGTTTCCGCCCATAACGCACCATTTCCCGTTTATGGCGGCTTAACTCCTTCGTCCCTAGACACCATACGCAATACCCCGTATCGCACTCTATAGCCGCCGCCCCGGTCACACACAACAGGTTGCCGTCTTTGTCCCGTGCTTGATACAGCACGTCAGAATAGAGCATGGAATAATAGGGATATTCCCAGGTGTCTTTGTGGAGCTGTACCATCTCCAGCTTGTCTGCTAGCCGGAGATTGTCATACAGTTCTTTCGCAATGGCTTCATAGTCTTCTTTTCGCACGGGTCTAATATCAACCACCAAAAGTCACCACCCTAATTACGCCGCTCAGCTCGAACGGATACGGTTCATTGTGTCGGATATACACCCGGCCCAGTTTTTCATAGCCGCCGGTGGGCTGGTTAGGTACCACCGTTTCCAGATCACCGCTATAAAGTCCATCGTAGGGATATTTGATAGGGTCCACAAAGGTAGACGTGTTCCCGATTTCCCCGCCCCGGCTTCTGGTCAATCTCAGAATTGCTTCGGATACCTTCTTGTATTTCCCTTGCACCGTCTGACCGGATACTTCTAAGTTAGGCGTTTCGACTTCACTGGTGTATCTTAGTCCGACTGTGGCCTTAGAAACTTCCTTGGGCAATTCTACATCCCCGTTTTTGTCAACGGTCAAGTCCTTGTAATATTCACCATCCGCCAGTACATCAACCTTCCCACCAATAAAGCGGTCAAGGCCGGTTATACTGTTGGTATGGGTCTGGCTTCTCCATTGTTCGGAGCAGTCCAGCATAGCGTATTCCATCCAGTCTTCCGTGTCTGGATAATCGGAAAAATACTCGATGAACCGTTTTGTGGTTCCGTTGATTTCCCTCTTGACTTCTACATAGACTGTATCTCTGTACCCAGATACCAGATTGACCACAGATTCAAAACTGCCGTTTGTGTCCACGTCTGCCCACGCATATACTTTCTGGTTTGCAACATAGGTTAGTACGTTCATCTTCCCATCACTGGTAATGAAGTACAGCATGGAGTTCGGGTCCTGCTGATAGGCCCCGTCAATAATTTGTCTGCTTTCCGTCAGATGTTTTGCCAGAATGGTCAAATCAGCCCCATCGTAGTTGTCTGTATCATAACTATAGGCAAAGTCACGAACGGACGTTCCCCGGCGCTGTACGTACACGATACGCCCGCCTACCAGAATAGGTTCAGTATTTTCGCACCCCCGTGCGGACTGTACCCTTGGGGATACCGTGGTAGGCGTAACCGTGCTAGAGCCGGAAATAATCCACTCGTTCCCGTCCGTGAAGAAGAACAGGTCCGTGAACGCCACAATATGCTTGATAGCGTATTCCTTCCGGTTCACCAGGGAAAGCATAATAGCGGAGTCGTCGGTTACTTTTCCGTCAGCTTTTTCAACGGAGAAATTGTAATAGTCCCCTGTCCGGCTCATCCACACCGCATAGGGATAGAGCTTATTAGACGCCAGAATCAGTCGGTCCTGAAAGAATCCTACACAACGAGGATACCCGTATTCTGGACACCAACAGGACATAGAATAGAGGGCCGTCTTCTCGGTACTGCCAAACTGCTTAATTACTTTTGCCTGTGCCTGGGTATCGCTCACATACTTGGTGATCTGCGCATACCCCTCATGCGTGTAGGTCATTCTAGTTAGGTCAACAGTTACAGTACCGCCTGTAATTGCGGTTTTTACCCGGATATAGGTATATTCGTCAACCGTACCTGTTTCGCTGGCATTAAAATCCCCGTTATTGTCGGCATATTTTGAAGTATACACTCTATACTGGCGCCAGGTCTGTCCGTCCGTAGAAGCTTCCAGCGTAATTGTACCGCCCCATTTGCCGTGGGTAACGCATTTCCACGATTTCCCCACCAGCACCGCCGCCGTGGTAGAACTGCCGGAAGATTCCTGCGTCACCGTCTGGGAAGGCATATTGTGATAGAGCTTCACGCACACACCAACAAGGCCGGAACGGAATACCCGTGTAGAAGAATTAATCGTGATAGGTCCAGTAACCCCGGAAGGCCATAAGCCGTCAGAGGAATAGTTGGTATCGCCTTTAATGTCACAAGCGATAATCACGTAACCGCCTTCCGGCTGTTTCTCGCTTGTAATTTCACCCTTGCCTGTGTAGGTGAATTTCCCGCCTTTAGGCCCATTCCCCCGGTTAGTGCCTGCGTATTCACCCTGTCCGCCGGAAGAAGCATAACGAGCGCCGCCGCCGCCCAGAGCAGACTGCCCATTGAAAGAGCTGGTGCCGCCGTCCGGTGCAGTCCGTTCGTAGTTTCCTTCGTACCATAAGTTAGTCGGTTTGGAGCCTACCACGCCTTTGTAGACCGTGCCGGCGGTCAACTTCATGGTCACAGTCTTTACTTCTGCGTCACCGCCATTGGCCACCCATTGCCCCCAGCCGTCCCCGCCGTGGCTGTTGGATATACCAGCACCGCCGGAGCCAGCCAGCGTGACAGTGTAGTTTCCGGTTGCCGGAGCCGTGAAAATGAAAGCTCCCTGCGTGGTGTATTTCAAGTTCAGTTTGATACTAGGGTTGTAGGCAGGTACATTCCCGTTCAGCCCTTCACTGCCGGTCATTACGTCAAAATAAGGGCTAGACAGGTCCATTTCAGACAGCCGCCACTCAACGTCCGTATACCGCTGGAGAAGCTGTACATTGTGCGTGCCGGAAGCGATGAACAGCGTATCAGCACTCTGTGCGAATCTCAAATTTTCCAAATCGTCTTCCGTAAATGGCGTGGCTACTTCCACGTTCATATAAGTGTTGTCTTTATAGACACGGATATAACCGACGCCGATTTCAAGCAGATAGGATATACTGGCGTTGTAGTCGAATTCCCGGAGTATACATTTTTTGTCAGCATACTTCGTTTCTGCCACAAACCTAGTCCCGGGACGCCGATATACAGCCCCATATGGTTTTACGAAACAGTTCCTCGCCTTCAGCAGAGCGGAACGGAATTTGTCAAGATCGGTACGGTTTGCAACGTCCGGAGAAATTTCCCCAGAGTTGAAGGAAGGCTGGAAATCATAGTATTGTTCCTTCTGGCTCATCAGAACCTCCCGTCAAAGTATTTGTGGGGCAAAGCGGGCTCGTGTTCCCGCTCCCGTGCCGTGCGGAGTTTTGCCTGGTATAGTGCCGTCTGCATGTACTGTAATTCTGTCTGTGCCTTTGCTTCACTGCCGGTCAGCGCTTGGGCCATGCCATAGGCCAGATAATGGGCGAACGTTTCAATGAATTCTTCGGAGAAGTAGTTGCAATCCGTCTCATCTGCCACATAGTCCATGTACGCATCTTCTATATCACAGCAGATAACTTTCGTCCCCATGCGGTAATCCACGCACTGGACAAAGAATTTTTCTCTATAGTCGTCTTTTCTATGGTCATCGCCGTTGTAGACCTTGAGCACCTGCAAGCATTCTTCCGGGTACTCATAGACGTATTTCCAGCCTTTCACACTGTCGCCGTAGTCTTCTGCAAGCGGCGTTAATTTCATCGTTCGTTGGGCAAATTCCCAGTTGTAGTCTTTAAGCAAAATGCGCCGGTATCGGTTGTAGTGTAACTTGCAGGTTCTTGCCAGCTCATTATTTTCTGTAAGACTTTTAATCATTCCCTTGCCCAGGAAGTTAAGGGCAAGGTTGCAAATATCTACTTCGTTCATATTTGCTCCTTATATAAAGAAAGAGGGAAGGTGTTCCCTTCCCTCTGGTGTTTAGTTAATCGGTACAATGTCGGTCAGTCCAGCGGTAACCTTGCCAGTCGCCGTGCCGGAGATTTTAATTCTCACATAGTCTTTACAGCCATACGGCAGGAACGCTTTGGTAACCACGCCTTTGGCGTCTTTCGCCCCGAAGAAAGTGGCGAGGTCCACAGCATCACTGAAGTCAGATTTGGAAGCGGTCTGAACAGTTACATCCAGTTTCCCGGAGCCGCCTGCCAGCTGGACCACTACATACAGCGGGGCAATGGCATCACCGCCGCCATGGTTGTAAATGCCGGGAGAAGTTTTACCGGAAGCGAACCCAGAAGCCGCTTCCCCATCGAAGAACATATTCTCTTTATCAAACAGCATATCTTATTACTCCCTTCGGTTAAAACCCTGCTTCGGCGTCGGTCATGCAATCCATCTTCTTGACCGGGATACCAGAGAAGCGGAGCAGAGGCGGTTCATTTTCACGCATTTCACGAGTGACATGAACATTATTTTTGTTCAGCAGGAACGTTTCAAGGTAGGAATACAGGGTATCACCCACATACATAATAGGAGATTTCGGAAGCTGGAGACGGTTCTTTGCAAAGATAATCTTATTCATGAATGCAGCTTCCTTCTGTGCGTCGAATTTGGACAGTGCATCAACGTCAATGTTACGGATTGCAGCCACGGAGCGCACGTTCTGGACAGCAAGGCCCACCTGCCAAGAATAGAGGGTCTGCACTGCACGGAAAGGATTGCCTTCGGAGTCGTACACATCGCTTTCCCCGAGGTCTTTGGTGGTCAGTCCTGCGGTCATACCTTTGGGATAGATACCAGTGATTTTTCTGTCGCCCCAGTCCACGATTACAGCAGAGGTGTTGTGACCGCTGGTGTTTTTGGTGCCAGCGGAAATAACTTGATAACCACGGGTGCCCTTGTCACCCTCCTCAACCGGATAGCGTACCAGCAGGCCGTTGAAGGTGTCAGCGTATGCGGTGTCCGTCAGATCACCATACATGAACACCTTTGCAACATACTGACCCATACCTTCCACGTGGGCATCATCTTCCGCCGCTCTGTAGGCTTCGGGGTTGGGTTTCCCTTTCAGAAGCAGGGTATCAACACAGCTTCTGTCTTCCAGATACATGCACTGGTCAATGACCTGCTTCACGTCGGATTTCGTCGGAGCCGTACCACGGTTAGCACGTCTGATGGACGGAGACGGCAGGGAAGTACGGATGGTGGTTTTGTTCCCAATCGGCAGATCACCTTCTGCGAAAGGCATATCTTCCAGAATAGGGTTAGACTGTTTCAGAATTTCGATGATAGGCTGGAAAGCGTTATTTGCCCCCAGTCGTTTCTGGATATCGTTAAGAGTTACAGCATAAGGCATAATGTTATGCTCCTTTCAAATCACTTGTAGCTGTTAAAATTCGTGTTCGGGTATCTGGTAGAATGGATTTCTCCAGCACTCGTATCAGTAGCCGCGTGGCCGGAATCTTCGCTGACCATACGCCCCACTTGGGCAAGCGCTCTAACAATCTCGATTCTGTTGCCGATACCGCCGATATTAAGGGCTTGTCTAAGCCCTGGGACAAGGGGTTCCAGCTTGTTCAAAGCTGTACCAACATAGCTGATTTCTTCGTTGTATTTCGCGCCTAAGGCTTTCTTTGTTTCGTCGGCCCACGCCTGCTGTTCTTCAATCTGCTGTTGAGCAATGGCTTTCGCCATGTTCTGCGCATAACTCATGCCGTACTTGGCAAGCTGGTTTGCCTGATCATTGGTCAAGTTCATTCCTCTAGCGATATCGCTAAATTCATTCGCCGCTTGCTGGTCCAGCTCCATCCCTTCCGGCAGGGATTGGGTAAAGTCATACGCCTCAGGAGTAGTCGGAGTTTCCTCGTTCTGTTCCCCTGCACTCCCGGCCAGCGTCCCAGCCGGTTCAGTTTTTTCAGCAGGTTCAACTTCTGGCGTAGTCGGTTCTACCGGTTCGGTGTCATTCTGTACCGGCGTAATTTCTTCGCTCATGTCATCCCTCTTCTTCCCGTTCAGATATCATGCGTTCTGCATCCTTCTGAACCTTTATGTATTCCAGTTCCGCCTGTTGACGGAGCTTGATACCTTCAATTCCCAGGGTTTCTACAATCTTCCTGGCGACGTTGATACCTACGGAACGCTTTCCCTCGTTGAAAAAGGATTGACTATTTCCCGTAAAAGTCGTGGCGTTCACGTAAGTGTTGTCAAACAGTCGCATTAAAAACCATCTTCCCCTGGGGTCATTCAGCATATATTTATAGGCTTCCCCGTCTAGCCTTGCGATTTCTTCCTGAAAGAATCGCTGGTGCCAGTAGGAAGCCTTATTGGTGTCATGTACAGTTTCGTACTTCATCAGTTAATACCCCATCCCCATCCATTCTTGCAGGGCGGGGTTGCCGTCATTAGCGGCTTCGGTAGCGTTTTTTGCGGCCTGCGTAATGTTCGGTGCGGCCTGTGCTACCATCATCGCCTGCTGTTCCTGTTGTGCCTGCGCCTGTGCTTCTTGTTCCGCTTGAATTTCCTGCTGAATTTGTTCGGGGTCTTTCCGCATCTGTGCAGGTGCACCCAGATAATCCATGTATTTGTTGACGGTTTCCAGAGCATCAACGCTTTTCAGCGCTTCCGGCCATGCCTGTGCCATCTGCATGATGAACCCAATGGTCTGTTCAATGGATACCACACCGCTCATTTTCTGAGCTTGAGCCAGCGGAGAAATGTATTCCACTTTGACTTCTTCGTCAAAGAGTTCTTGCATTTCTTCCGGGATAGGCGGAAACACGTGCGCCCGGTCCAGAATGTTGTAAACCCTGTCGATGATCAGATTCAAGAATTCTTCTTGCAGACGTTCCACGACTGGTCCCAACTGGGACAGCTTTTCTGATTGTCTTGCCTGCACTTCCTGCGCCGTCATGTTGTGGGTGCCCAGATTGTCGAGCATCATAAACAAATTAGCGCTGTAGGCTTCTTTAATTCTGTCCTCAGTCCTCTGGATTTCCTCAGACAAATAACTAAGATTTGTCTGGACATTGAAAAGCGGCTGTACAGCGCTGTTCATGTTCGTAGGGGTAAATCCCCCGGGAATCATGTTTACGCCTGTCATAGCCAGTTCTGCGGAGCCCTGCATGGGAGGCTTAACAGACAGTTCAATAGCGGTAAGGTAGTCCTTCTTGAGCACCTGCAATCCTTTGCTGTCCCCTTCTGCCCACCAGCCGGGACCGGTAGCATAGGACTGATTCCCCGTCACGTTGTACCTTGCGACAGGACAAGGGAATGATTCAAAGCCGCCTACGTAAAGATATTCCTTTTCATTGGAGCCGTCCAGCCAGTAGACGGATTTATACGGCATATTCAGCCGGTCAATTTTCCCCGGCAAGCTGTCGTTGTTAGGTTCACAGATCCAGTTTACAAGGAATTTTTTCTCGTATCTGGTTTCCCCTCTGTCCACCATGGCTTTCAGATTTTCCGGCAGGGCATCCCGGCCGAAGTAGTCTATCAACTGTGGCAACGTCAGTCGAAAGCGCCGTGCAATGGTGTTCACCAGCCCGTTTCCGTCTGTTCCCAGATAGTAGGTGCCAATGGTCATAGGGACAAACCGCACGCCCTTTTCACGGTCCATAAACACGCCCAGAGGGCATTGACCGAATGGCAATTCCATATAAACAGAATGAACGCTGTTATAGAAATTGGATTTAGCCAGTACGCTTTCCACGATTTCCTGCCGGACGTCCAGCACTTTCAGAGCGTCGGTGTTTTCGTTTAACTGGCTGTTAGAAAAGGTAAATTTAAACCATTTTCGGGAAGGTGGGGTAAGGCCGGACAGCACACCTGCGGCGAAAACTTGGTCACACATCCACGCCGTTCCTACAGCAATGTTCATATCCCTGCGGCGTGCCGGGTTCGTTCGATCCTCGGTATCGTCAAAATGACCGATGAACGGAAGCTCAAAATTACGGATTTCCTTCCACCTATCTTCCCAGCGGTGGCGTTCGTCCATCAGCGCTTTCATGCGCTGGTTTAGCTTCTGCCTGTCCGGAGGTTCACTTCTAATCGGCTTATCGCCAGTGGCTGCACTGGCCAGAGTGCTTTCAAGCATAGTCATAGATCACTCACCCCAGAGTTGTTTTTCCGCCCTGTGCATTGCCTGCAATCGTGCCCTGTGTACTGGTTCTGGTAGACGCATAGCCACGCTTCTTTTTGTTGCGTGCTACTTCTTCACTCAGAGCCGTACCTTCGTCCTGGGCATTGATTTCCGTCATAGTCGGAGCCGTAGGAATAGGTTCCGGAGCCTTTACTTCCTGCTGTACAATTTTCGGGGTAGACGGTTTCTTAAAGGGATTACCGCACATCCACATCACATCCTTTCAAAAATGTCGTAGTCCGTCCTGCACATCGCCCGAGTGGGATTTCCTAGGCCGTAGTCCTGCCTGCGTGCTACCGGCTGTGCAAACGTCAGCGCCAGAGCATCTGCCGTGTCCGGAGAGCGCCCCAGCATCTCTTTGATTTCGTCCTTGCTTTTTAACTTCATGCGTCCCCTAGGGTCAAACCCATAGTAGACGTTAGCTAATTCTTCTCTTAATTCTGCATCGTCCGGGATTGCGCCGCCGTCTTTTTTAATGTAATTGGCGCACCGTGCGTACATTTCCGTACGCTTGTTAAAATAACGGCTGTCGTCATTGGCTTTGCCGCCAAAGGCTACCTCTATGACGCTATATCCTAGCTGGCGTACACGATCAATCACCCCGGCCCCCATTGCGCCAGAGTCAACAAAGACAGCGTCTGGTTTAAAACGGTTAATATAGCTAATCACCGTTCCGGCAAGCGTCATTGTATCAAGCCCCATAAAGCGTGCTGGCGGCATCACGGAAAGCCCACGCCGCATCACGATACAGCTTTTATCGCCGCCAAACCGTGCTATATCAACCCCCATGACCTTCACGGATCCGCCTAGATGATTTTCGTTGTAGACCCGTTCCACAGATTTCTGTATATCATCACCGCCCAACAGGGCATCAAATGCGGCTACAGTAAAGTCACATTCCATTTCCTGCTGGTACTCTACATCACTCATAGAGTCCCGCATGGACGCCAGTTCTTCCTTGTCAATGACGCCGGTTTCACTGGCTTTATACAAGCAGTGGTACCAATCTGCGTGGGTCAAGGCCTCTTGATACTTCTGGAAGAATCCGTTCTGTCCTTTTGGCGTTCCGACAAAAACCGCCCAGCCCTTGCGGTCAGCTAGAGCCGGACGGATGATTTCGCCCCATAAGTTTTCTTTGATTTGCCCATATTCATCGAGGATTACGCCGTCAAGGTACATCCCCCGGAGTGCATCGGGGTTGTCAGCGCCCATGACGTAGATACGAGCGCCAGGACTGTCTGGATGGATGGAAGGCAACTCTACATAGTAAGACGAGTTGTTGACCTTAACCCCCGGAATCGGAGCTGTGTAGAATTTTATATAAGCCCACGCAACCAGAATGGCCTGCCGCTGGAATGGTGCTATATAAGCGTACTGGGGAGCCCTCTTGCGGCACTTCAGCGCCTGCTTGATCAGATGATTTACCACACCAACGGTTTTTCCAAATCGCCGGTGGCACACCAGCACGGAAAATCGGTGTGACTCCAGCCCAGGGTGAATTTCTTTTTTCCAGAGCGGCCTAGGCACGTATGGGATAGTGACATGTTTAGCCATCATCATCACCAGCCCAACCAATTGTCAGCGCCACGTCACCTTCCACCTTTGTGCGGCGTTCGTAGACATTTTCCATTTTGTTGTAAATGTCAAGAGCTTTCAGCCGTTCGGATGGTTTTCCGTGTAAAATCATTTTAGCAAGGATTTCCTTCCTCTGGTCAATAGTCAACAGTAGAGGGTTTTCGTTTTCCCTCTTGGCGTAATGAGCGTCTAGCCATTCCTGCACACCGGGAACGCTCATCACCCTCTTTTTCATTTTGCTGGAATTGCTACGGATTGTAGCCTGCCCTGCTTTCGGATGGGTTTTTGCGTATGCGGCTTCCATTTTTTCGCCTTGCGCCAAATAAATCAGAAATTGTATTTGATTTTTGTTTAGCCCTAGCTTCTTTAATTCTTCCATCTGTACCACCACACAAAAATAAAAAGGACTGTACCTCAGTACAGCCCCTATCACCCTTGTTATTATTTTACCACAATATATTGCCAGAATTTGCCGCAAATGCTTGCTTACACGCTGGCAACAGCTGGCTTTTATTTTCCCTTCTTCGGCCTGCCGGTCCCCACCCTACGTTTTCCCAGCACCAGCGGAGGAACATCTTCCGGATTAACCGGAGTTCTGGTCCCGTCTTGAGACTCGATCACCAGCCGACAACCGCACGCCTTTAAAAAGGCTACTAAAAAATCAACACTACATCGGTTAGAGTTAATCTTTTTAGATACATTTGATATGCTTCCGAATTCTTCCGGCATATTCTCCAGCTTTAACCCAGCCGCAATCTGCACCGCCTTCAATTTATCGCTAATCATTTTTAGGCCCCCTTCTCCATCTTCCATTATAGTATACAACTTTGTCAACTTATTGTCAAACATTTTTTCTTTTTACTATTTTATCTAATCTTTTTTAAAAAAGTATTTGACAAGTTTGTCAAGCTATGTTATTATATTCACAACAAAGGAGCGTGATCAAAATGAAATTTAAATTCAACGAATGTGACGACAGACACAAAAGAGCATGGGTAAACCTTCGGAACGCCATGCGCTACATTGTCGGGAACTGGGAAAACCAACTGAACGACAGCGACCCAGATTCCACGGAATATGACGTAGCTCAAAAGGCCCTTGCAGATCACGAAGGCCTTGTAGGGGAAATCTACGAAGCCGCCATCACGGACATTTATTCAAACGACGGAAACAGCAAATTAGACAAATCCAACAGCTTAAAAGATATTAGATTCTGCGGAGCTGACTGGATGAAGCGCCTTCTGAGCTGTATGTTAAAACGAGAAGGATATTAACGGTTCCAGCGGGTTTTCCCAAAGCCCGCTTCCAGTTGCAAATTTCACCCACATATTATGGTATAATGGGCAAAAGCCCTAGAAGAACAGGAGGAGTAAAAATGGAAATGCCGAAAATTGCCGAAATGATCAGAAAGCCCGCAAGAGAAATCTTCGCTGGTACCGACCCAGATCACGCATTGTTAAAAGCAATCGTAACCGGAGTCCAGCATTACGACGAGCCCCAATTTGTCGTAATCGACGAGCACAACAACCTTGACGCCGTTTCCCTCTGTGAGCTGACCGGGAAAATGGTGGCAATGACCATCACCTTTTCCAAGCAGGAAGCCAAGGACTTCCTGGAAAAGGTAGCCCCGGACCTCGCCGCAGACATTGACGATCCGAATTTTAAAAACGCTTTCGGGCCGTGGATGTTTAAAGCCGGCGAAAGGGTCAATAAATACCCGGAAGTTGAGCCGGTCAGCTACGTTGGATTTCAGAAAATCCTCATGGAGAACCTTGAGGAAATTTCGACCAACTGGTACAACAAGATCAAATAAAAAAGGCGGGGCTAACCACCCCGCCACCCATTGAAAGGAGATCACGGCCATGGCTAAATACACAATCACCCACGCCTGCGGCCACACCGAAGATGTCAACCTCTTTGGGAAACACGCAGACCGAGAACGCAAAATTGCATATCTCGAGAGCATCGACTGCCGGAGTTGTTGGGACGCTGCGCAGGCAGCCAAGGCCCGCGAGGCAGGCCTGCCGGAGCTAACCGGGAGCCCTAAGCAGATCGCCTGGGCAAACGGTATCCGGAACCGGATCTTGGCGGAAGCCGCTCACTGCATCGAGACGCACCCGGACTGGCCAAACACTGATAAATGGCTGACGGAGCTCAAAAAAGAGACGGCAGCCCGGTGGTGGATTGACCACCGCGACGCACACGCCTCCAGCATGCACGGGGATTGGGCGCTAGCCCAAGAAGCCAAAATCCTAAAGTGCGTTGTCAGCTTTGTAAATGCGGACAACGGAGAGGAGGATGCGTTTAAGTCCATCGCCGTCCCCCCTACAGCGATCTTGAACTCTGAACCGTGGATAGCAGCGCAGCTCAAAGCAGCCGAGCCTACTCGGGATGACCTGGATAAAAAATTTGGCGCTAAACACACCGTCGTCCTAACCATCCTGGAGGACGGCAGGGAGGTGCTCCGCCATGTTGAGGAGCCACAATGATATGGTTTCCGGTACAATTAAAACAGCCCGGTAGGCGGCCGGACTCACCCAGCAAAGAATATTAAAAAGCCGAGGGATTATTCCCCCGGCTTTTTCTTTATGATTCTAACCAACCCAGCGTCAAGAGCCAGAAGAGAAAGCTCTTGTACGAAATCAGAACACCAGTTATATACCGTCCTCTGGCCAGCCGGATAATTGATGCTGATATTAAGCGTTGGCTTTTTTTCAAGATACCTTGCCTTGATCACGGCCCGTTTGTCATCGTCCAACTGGCGGAATACGCTGTCGATCACGTACAGCCATTTTTCCGGCCGGTAGACCTCTTCCACATTCCCCCGCCCGTCAGAGATCATTACCGCCCGGAGCGGGGTAAAGTGCTTTATCGCCTGGGCCGCAGTCGGATCTGACACGAACGCATGACCGCCGCCCCCTTCCATTACTCCCTTCCGCCCGTCCATTTCCGCCCGTGCGTCAATGACCGCCTTTCTTAATTCGTCGTAGGTGTAAAGCCGCCGTTCAACTGTTTTGTAAATCTTGTCTTTAATCACCGGCTACCACCCCGTAGATGTATTCAAATGGAATGAACAGATATTCGTTGTATTCGTACCCTACGAATGGTTCAAATTGGACCACATCCCCCGGCCCGAACGCCGGAAGAACCTTGTTCCCCCGGCTGTCCCTCATAGTTCCCATTCCTACAACCCTGCCCCGGCTAACTTCCCTTTTGTCGTATGGGAGCAGAAGCCCATGAGAATCCACCTTTTCCCGTTCGATCATCACATAGCCAGCATTGACCCTTAATTTCATTTTCGCCACTCCTTCAAGGCCCACAGTGCCCCCATAATCACCCCCAGAAAGACCAGTTCGGCATAGCTCCACGGCCTACCGAGGATGATTAGAGCGAACAGCAGCCACACCTGCCACGCATCCAGCTTCATTCGTTTGCCTGCTTCATCCGCCACATAGCCCGTGCGATATTGGCATAGACGCCAACGTCTCCAAGGGATTCATCCTCTTTGACCCCGAGTTCCCCAGACTGATAAAGGAAGGCCACGTGTTTCGCCATGTACATAAGAAGGACCTTGAAGCAGTCGTCTAGTGATTCCGGGTTGAGCCCTTCCAGCGCCGCACCGCCACGAAAATTGGCCAGCGGATCCCCCTGGGCATACTGTTCGGCTTTTTTCTTGTACAAGGCTTTTTCCTCGTCAAAGATTCTTAACACTGTTTCCGCAAATTTCCCGCACGGTTCCTGTTTAAATAACTGATAATGGCTATGCGGATTTTTTACAAAAGCTTTACAGGTTGTCAGCCCATCTGTTCCCCCGCAAACCGTTCCGATTAATTGACATTCATCACAAATGCTCATTTTAATCCTCCCTATATACTTCATTAGCCACCTGTTTTCCGTTATCATAAAAATCTGCGCACTCTATTAACTTGTTTTCAATCTTCGTAGTATCCATTTTCCAATCTCCTTTTTGTCATGGGGTCAAGCTCCCACCTATCCCTGGTTTTTCCCTCCAGCCAGCAAGGGAACAGCCAGATTTCACACCGAGGGTTGTTCTGGCTTATTCCAGCAATGTCAGTCCCGTTCCAGGACAAGATCAATCGGTCATTTTCAATTATTCCAGCCTCTTCCAGCAGGTCTGCCGTTGCCTGCATCAGTCCCACCAGGTCAGGCCATGCCGCCCTGTTAGGCATGTAGTAGCTGACAGTCAACTTACAGGGGCTGTCAATTGGGTTATTGATCCCCGCCTTCCTGGCCTGCATCTTTAGCGCCGGAACCGCCACCGCTTCATAAGCTTCATAAGCTGCCGAGGGCCGGAACCGACCAGGCCCACAGTACCTCCCGGAATTCTTTTTTGTGGTTGGTCGGCCCGGTATCATGAAACAATATGCCTCTTTCAGCCTTCCCAATCCACAGATTCCACGTCCACCCCAAGGGCTTTTGCTACGGCCTTTTTCTGCTCTTCCTTCCATGCGTACACCTTCCTTTCCCGCTTGTAAACACAGTCATACGTAAGCCCAGCCTGCCTAGCTAGCTCATGGCAGCTCCATCTTTTCAATCCCCGTAGCTCCCGCACAGTGGGCTTATCAGCATCTTTTAGCCGTTCGCCAAGCAAACCCCTTAGCCGCTTTATTTCCTTCTTCAGGACGACAATCTGTGCGCGTAGCTGCCCGTCTTTATAAGCAAATCTTTTGACGTCCTCTTGCAGGAGTCTGATATGTTCTTTATCATCCGACAATTCCTTGGGGGGTGGCAATTCATCCACCGCCCCAGGGTTAATGTAGTCGTCAACGTTCCCCGTCTTCCCCACCGTTGAATATTGTGTCATCCGCCTCACCTCTAATCGTATCCATTCACTAAGGCCCATTCGCTAATGTAGTACATCCACCCATCTGGGCCTTTTCCCTCTTCAAAATGGAATTTCGTCATCGTAGCCGACTTCCGCCCCGAAGCTTTTCATCGGCTCCCGTTCGTTTCCGCCCTTCTTTTTCGAATCCACAAACCTCACGCCGTTAACCAGCACATCCACCGTATAGCGCTTTTCCCCGTTCTTTTCATAACTCCCGGTGCTGACGGACCCATCCTCGATCAGAATCCTGTCACCCTTGCCAAAGTATTTGCCAACAAATTCAGCCGTCTTGCCCCATGCCTTACACGGAATGAAGTCAGCATCATGCTTTTCACCGCCGACGTAGCGCCGATTAACCGCCACCGTAAACCGTGCGAATGTTTTGCCGTTACTGGTTGCTTTAACTTCCGGGTCCTTCACCAGCCGACCCAATAAGATCACTTTATTCATTCATTTTCCCGCCTTCCGTTTTTCTTCCAGTTCTTTAAGCCGTGATACCCAACGTTCTCGTTTTTTGTATTTAAGATCACCAATCGGTTTGCCACATCCGGTATAGTAGCTCAAAACGTCCATTACCAATTCCACGTCCGCCATTTCTTCCAGCAGGTTATCCGTAGCTTCTTCTGGTGTCACCGGAGTAACATTGTTCGTCCCCCCCAGCCGACACGCTCTGATCATTTTCAACGCCGCCTGGCTCAATTCCGCCGCTTCTTCTGCCAGTGCTTCCAAAACATCCCTTCCGCTCAACTGGCTCTTAATATAGCGATTCATCTCGTCATGTTCAGCAATTCTTTGCTCCATATCAGAGCCGCCCGGCATCCAATTGCCATTTTCTTGATTCATCGTTCACCCTCCACTTCTGCCTTTTCCAGTGCGTCCAAAATGTTGTCCACAACATCCAGTGGATAAGAACCAATCTTATCCACTGTTTCGTCAATGTCGAGAAACTCCCGTAGCTTCAACGCTTCTTCATGCGCCAGATCCCAGTTACTTTCGTCCATGACGTATCTTTTCACGTTTGACCTCCTCGAGCCATTTCAGACGACTTCTTAACCAGGCTGCATTGTTCATGCAGTCCACAGCAATGCTGTACCCTGCCACCAGCATTTTGTTTTCGGCCCGCAGTGCCTTGTTTTCCGCCTTTAGCTTTTCGTTTGTCTTTTCCAATCTTCCCTGTCGCACCTCCTGCCGTTCAATGTCTTCTTGCAACAGCCGGATTTTTGCCGCCGGTTCTTTTTCTTCAATGGCGGCCGGTTTCCCCGGCCACCACGTCCCACGCCATAGATACATCGTACCATCAACACCCATTTCCTGTCCGTCCTCCCGCTATGCTCACCACCTCAAGTTTGCTTGACAGTGGATAACTCTGTGGATTATTTATTCACTTTCGCCAGTTGTTCAGCAATATGACCTACAAAGTCAACAACGTTGTTCTGTACCGTCCCAATGTTTTCTGGAGTCACATAGTTGGCGATTAGCATTTTGTACAAGACCGTTTTGTCCGGAACCAAGATAAACACAATGCCCGCCGCCAAGAACAAAACACCCGCCATTGTGGCAGTTTTAACGTACTGTGCTTTTTCTTTTTCCGTTACATCAAACTCCATATATTCCATTCCCTCAAACACGAAAACACCAACACATATCGCCATAAAGACCAGCAAGCCAGTGTGCAGTTTGTCAACCACACCAATTAGATAAAACACCAACGGACTAATGATTGGTTCCATTTTTGATTCCTCCTCAGTCCAGCCAGCCACAAGGGATTTTATGGAGTCTAAAAAGCTCCATCACGGTGTGGGCCTCATCTCCATATTTCACGACATGTCGGCCAAAATCGTCGCTTATCACAAAAGCTGGTAAGCGCTCTTGAACAACTTCATTTTGGCACCATTCGTTAAATATGCTGTCTTTCCCAAACAAATCTGTGGTTGCGTTCTCCGTTGCAAATCCTAATAGTTTCTGCTGGTAATAGTCCATTGGTTCGGGCCAGCCCGCATTTCTGAAAGGCACTCCGTACCAGTCACTTCCATCCGCAAACCGAAGTTTATCGACAAACACACAAACCCCGTTTTTCACGTAGCAAAGTTTCCATCTTAGCAAGTCAATTTCTTTTTCTTCCACTTCTTTCTCCCCCCTCACTTGAATTTCTTTTGAAAATGTGAGCTTCCCATTCTTTCGTAGTAGTCCAGCCCCATGTCAGCACTACAAAACTTTCCCAGCCCAACTGGCCATCTCCCAATAAGGATTTGCTCGGCAACCACGGCACGTTCCGTGGGTTTCCCTTTCACCTTTTCATGAGCAATCTCTGCCAGCCTTGGCCCATCAAGGGCTTCCAGTTCCAGTAGTTCTTCTTTCTTCATGGTTTCACCCCCTGTGTTCCCGTTCCCACATTCCGTTCTTCATCATCGTTCTTGCCCTTTTCAGCATTAAGAACCGATGTTTTCTCCCCGGTATGCAAATGCGATATTGGGATTTAAGGAATCTGTATTCTTTACAATATTGCCGCAGTTCTCTCAGAACGTGTAGATTGTATACACGAAGGCGGGTATACCCGCATTGCTTCAACCTTTTCCAGCCTTTCATTTTGTCACCACTTTTCCACGCTCTCATTGCTCCACCTTCCTTGGCCCCTCTAGTTCCAACTGCTTGTTTTTGAGAAATTGCATCTCTTTTCTAGCACATTTAAGGTATCTAAATGCGGCTGTTACATAGTCGCCCATTTCTTCTACTTGTTCGAAAACGTTTTCCCAGTCAATGGGTTTTTGGGAGTCGCAGAACAACTCTCCAACCTTGCCAACTGCCGTGGTAAGACTTCCGGCAATAAGGCTGTAAGCAACCGCATCAAGTGCCGCTCTCCGTATTTCCTTTTTGTCTTGTTCACTGATTTGTTTCATGCTCTCCGTTCCTTTCTCTGCCCCGTTGTGGAATCACTCACAAAATCTCGGAGCGTCTAGGATTCCTTCTGCGTCGTTCATCCAGTCAGCCCTTCTTTGGGCATCGTGCCAATCATCGTACCGTCTGTTAAACATATCCGGTGTTCCATCAGAGCCGTTCCGGGCGACAATGTAAAAATCTCCTGCGTCTAATACCACCCATGGATTTTTGTTTTCGTTCATCTTTCTGCTCCTTCCTCGTTTCCTCATTCGTAGTTTCCCATTCTCAACGCCTTATCCACTCGTTCTCCCGTCATTACGTCATTGTTTCATCTCCCATGATTCCAAACAGGTTGTCCATGGGTAATTCTTTTTCCTTGGATTTTTCGCTTATCCACCAGCGTAGCATTTCTTCCGGACTTGCAAAGTTTTTCATTCCAGCTTGCTCTCTGGCGTTCCATGCTAACTTTGCTCCTCGTTCCCATTGGTTTTTAAAGATTCCCGGCCACCGCTTTATTTCGATTTCCTTGTGTTGTCTTGACGCAAATGGGCAACACACACAGCCGATACGTTGATACCCTTCGTCGTAAAGAGTGCAATAAGCCAACCGGCTTTTCAAATATCACTTCTGGATGATATTTGTGGACAAAACGAATCACCTCTGGTGGGTCTACGGTCGTTACATTAAAATGGGCATCAAACTTCACACCAGCCCGTTTGCACAAGTCCAGTATTACGCAACTGTCTTTCCCGCCAGAGAAGGCCACATAATATCCTTCTGGTGGTTGATTCAGTTGAAGTCGTCTTACTGCCAGCAAAACCTTGTCAACTTCTCCATATAAAGTGTTCTCAACAAGCATCTGTTACTTCTCCTTCTTTATTCTTCCGTTTTGCGGCTATCAACCAGCCGCCGATTCCGTCGAACAAGCTCCCCAGCGTCAACCCCATTTCGCCTTAATGTAATCATCGTAGATGGTTCTTTCTTTCAGCACGTCATAAGCCTTCTCGCACCGCCGGGTATAGTACCGCAGTTCTGGTGTTCCGCCATGCACATTTATTTCGGCCGAAGTAGGCTTTTTTAGTCCAACTACCCACTCCCCCATCTTTTCAAGATACCGGATTATCCCTTCTCTTTTTATCTTCTCGTCAAATACATCCAGCACCCAAACAACATCACCATCATAGAGCGGTGCTCCGTATCTGTCTTTGAAACCACTGTATTGGCCGAGGGTCAGAGGATCAATCTCCTTCCAATCAAACCAAAGGTCCTTTTGTGGTTCGCCAATCGCATCGCACCCCTCAATCCCTTCTTCTGGGCACCCTTCGTGCTTCAGATAATAGCCGTAAACCCACCGCTTATCATCCGAGCAATAGCCCCGGAACAGAATCTCTCTGGTCATGCTTTTCCGCCCACTTTTTCCCACTTCAAACCCCCAGCAGTTTCTTCATTTCTGCCGACCGCTCCAGAAGCTCCTTCCGCCGCCTGCTCTGTCCGGCAAACCGGATGGGATAGCAAAGCTCAAGAATGCGATCATAGATACGTTTCCGCCCGTCCCGACATTCAACCATATCCGCCAGCGCCAGATTAGTTGTCACAATGAGCGGCTTTCCCGTTCGATACCGTCCATCAATGACGGTATAAACCTGTTCGTTCATGTATTCACTGGCCCGTTCGGTTCCCAGATCATCAAGGATAAGTAGTTCCGCCCGGTTCACAGAATCCAGAAATTCCACCTTCTCCCGATTCCCGTCCAGGGCCTGTACCAGCCTGGGAACGGAAGTGATGATACAGCTGAAACCTTGTTCCATGACCGCATTGGCCACGCACACCGCCGCATAGGTTTTCCCGGTTCCAACATCACCATAGAACAGAAGCCCCTGCCGTTTCTTTCTCATCTCCGGCCATTTTTCGGCATATCGCTTGACCGCCTTCAGATTCTCATCCATTGCAGCCTGCCGAAAATTCCAGCTATTCATTGCCGCCATGGGGAAGCAAGCGTCCTTCAATGCCCGTATTCTCAACGAGGTTTGGATTTGAGCGGTTTTTTCACGTTCCGCATGGTATTCATCCAGTTGGCACTTACAAACGCATCTGACTACCTTTTTGTGTCCACCGAACTGAATCCACGTTTCCTTCCGGCCTCCGCACTTTCCACACACCAGAAGTCCGTTTTCGTACCTGTCCCCCGGTGCGGGAAGCTGGCGTTTGCTTCCCGCATTGTTCAGAACCGTCTGGACCACCTCTCCGATTTCCGCCATTAGAGCCATCCCCTTTCCTGCATGAGCTCATGCAGCTCGTCGTCCTGCTTCTTCCATTCCTCATCCTCGTTCCCGGCAAACTGTTTCACCTCCGCCGCCCGGGATTTCTCGTCACGTTCTTTCTGCATCCTTGCCCAATTCCGGATAGTCGCCAAATGATTTTTGTAGCTTTTTCCTGTACTTGCCATATAGGCAGAAAGCCTTTCAATTCGCCCTTCCCAGTCGTTAGGAAATTCGTTTTTCAACTTCCCAACATCTGCATCAGAAAGAAGAACGTTTTTATATTCCCCATAGCGGTGGCGAGATGGCTTTATATCTTTCCTATCCTTACCTAGCCTATCCTTACCTAGCCTATCCTTACCTATGGATACATGTTGGATACAGTCTGGATACATGTTGGATACAGAAGATACAGATTTCTTTTCCCATTCTCCGTAGTTGTTAACTTCAACTTCTTCCTTTTCGGGAAGTCTTGAAGGATGGTAGCGGTCCTTCTGAATGTAGTTGTGAATCTTCCAGTGTTTGATTACGACAACACCAGATTCAAATGGGATTAAATACTGTTTCGCAAAGAGGATTTTCAAGTCATCGTCTTTATTCCCAGTCATTCGTTGAACCTGTTTGACATTGGACAAGAACCCATCATCATCCGCCCTCAAAAGCAGGTGAAAATAGAGGTTCTGGGACGTGGCTGGCATATCCACGAATTGGTCCGTGTCAATCACAGATTTAGCCATCATCCTTCTTTCAGCCACGCTCATCCCTCCAATGTTTCCGTTCCAGCCAGCACTTAGCTGAATGATACGCTAGACGATAGGCCCGTTGTTTCTGTTTCACCCGTTTGGCACTGCCGAACATAAACATGAAATCAAGGTCACGCATTTTCTTTTTCGAAAGGCGCATCACAATCCATTCCGTTTTTCTTCTTTTCATTTTCCCCACTCCTCCAACCGGATTTTCGAATCGTCGAAAATCCCGGTGTCAATCTTAATCCACTTCATGCCCGTCATTTGTCCGCCCCCATTACCTTAGAAATAATCCTAAGCTGAGCTTTAAGAAGTTCACTTTTGAATTGCATTTCCCACGCCCGTTGCCATTGCTTTTTCTTAATTATCGGCATCCCTGGCTTGTATTTCTGCAACGATCTTGCCATGTTCCGTAAAGCTATTTCCTGCCCGGATCTTACGTGTTTGAAATGTTCAACCCGAATCTCATCCAGTTTTGCATTGGTATAAGGGAATAAACTGTGTTTATAAACTTTTCTTTTCATTTCCACGCCTCCACTAAAGATTTCAACTTTCCCGGCTCCATTGTTTCGATTCCCTGTTCCCGACACTCTGTCACAAGGCCGTCAATGAACCTTGCCATTTCCGCTGTGTTGTATGTCGATGTTCCCGGATAGGTAAGCACCTCAACATTTCCGAAACTTTCGTTTAATGGTTCAACAATCCAACCAAGGCCGTTTCCCGTCCACGTTTCTTTAAACCGCTTCAAATCAGCCTTGTTGATGACAGCTATATAGCTGTTTCCGTACAATCGAATTTGTTCCCGATAGACCTCCATTTTTGAAATTCCCAGCTTCTGGGCCAGTTTGTCAATGAGCACCCAAGCATAGGCGTTGGCGGAAAGAGAACGTTTCCGCCGCACCTGCTTGAACTCTACCGCCCATTCCTTGCTTTTTTTCAATCCGTTGGCTGCTTCGGACAGTTCTGCCAGATCAGCCGTGCTTTTTACCGTTATGGTAACGTCCGCCGTATTTCGTCCGAACGGTACCATTTCTTTTACCGCCATCAGCTTCATAGAAAATTCCTCCCGATTAGCTTTACGAAATCTTCCCGGCTATGCCCACGCTGTTCGTATTTCATCTGGGCCCAGCGTTTCAAAAATCGGTCCAGATTTCGGTTAAAGTGAACTGCATTGGGGCTCATGTTATGGCACCAATTACAAAGCGGAACCGCGAACCCTTCCCGTTCTGAAATCTGCCTGTTTGGTCCGCCAAACACATGGTGGCACGCTTCTGCCCGTGCCCCACAAAGACAACAATCGTCCCAGTCTTCCGGTGCCACCATGATGGATTTATGCGGTTTCATTTTCCCTCCTTCTGGGCTTTCGCCCGCAGTCCGGCAATGGCTTTGTTCCATGCCGGAACCGTCAGCGCTTTCAGATCAGCGCATCCTACCCAAGTCAGTACCTTTTCCAGCTGGCTCCCGGTACGCTGGCACAGAACCTCCAGTTCGTTTTTCTGCTTTTGGTTAGCAAGCTGGACTTCTGAACGGTTGTCACGGGTATCTGCGTCCTTTGTATCATCAATGCAGAAAAGACCGTTCAGAGCGTATTTCCGTGCGTAGGAAGAAGCGCTTCCGGTGATCTGGGAACCGTCCATCCCTTTTTTCACTCCGTCTTCACGTGCATATCCAGTTGTGGCCAGATATTTTCCCGTTTCGACTTCGTAGATTGTGGCCGTAGCCTTGATATAATTCCAACCACCTTTTTCTTCTGGTTCGTCAGAAAGCACCAGTAGAACCCCGTGCTTCTGGCAAAGCGGTTTGACCGCTTCCAGAATGTCTTCCGCACTCCTGTAGCTGTACTTCCCAAAATTGTTGTATTGGCTTTTCGGGGCTTTCAGCTCCAGTTGAACCGCTTGCAAGCGGCTGAAGATGTTATTTTCCATTTTATTTTCTCCTTCTCTGTGGAACACCGTTAGGGAAAAACGCCCTTTCAATCTCTACCAGCTTTCTGTCCAGTTCCCTTTCCTGCTCTGGAGTTAGAGGGCTGTGGTAGGTTCCGAGCTTTCTTTTGCCCCTTTTTAGCCACGAGCCGCCGCAGGTTCTGACGTGTTCCTCGATACACCGTTCTGCTTCTGACGGTGCTTTGTACTCGTGACAGTACAAAATGTACCCCGGGTCACTCATTTTCCCCCTCCTCTAAATCAAACCAGTCGCAGACCCATACCGTTCCGGCCCACTCTTTCTGGAACAGTGCCGTTCCATCTTGATAGGGTGAAACCCTTTTGGCAGGTCCCGGAATCACCACTATGAAGGTGGTGGGGTCAACTTTAACGCTCCCATCCGCACGCCGTTCAAACCTGTCCCCAGGATTGAATAGCACCGCCAGCCGTTCCAGCATTTCCCGTTCTTCCTTCAAGCCGGGAATATCTGCTTCATTGATCATTGCTGTCCCCTCCTTCTGCCATCCATTGCAGAAAAGCTTCTTTGGTGCAACGGACCACTTTTCCGTGACGGATAGTTTTCAACCGCCCAGTCTTGAAAATGTCATAAGCTGTTGACAGCGAGCAATTCAAGGCCGTAGCCACATCCCCAGCGCTCATCACGCCAGGCATATCGGGGTATATATCATTCACTTCCCTCCATGCTTCCAAGCTCTCCAGCCGTTTCTGCATGGAATCAAATTCTTCTGCCAGTTCATGCAGCACTTTCACTGCATTCATGTTCACACCCCCTTAAAACGTCTCATTACCAAATGCCGGTGTTCTCCGTCCATTTCCCAGACCGTTGCCCGGTACAGGGAGTCGTCACGAGCCGCTGCCATCGCCTCTGGGAGGGAACTATACTCCCTTTTAATTTCCGGTCCCTTAAAAGCTGTTTTGTATTCAACTACGTACAACTTTAAATCCCCCTTCCGTTGTCTCCCCATATTGCCGCCAGTACTGCCGCCGTCCAGATACAGCGGCCCGTTGCTTTTGGGTGCTCATGCACGGCCCACAGAAAAGGCAGGCAGGCCAGAGCCCAAACTTTTTCCCATGTCTTTAGTTCCATAAATGGAGTTCCTTCCTTCCTCTTCCAGTTCGTCTAATGTGTAGTCAATCCGGAGTGCTAGCTTTTTCGCTGTAACTTCCGAGATGACCCGGCCGCCGCTTCTCATGGTGTAGTAATTGGCTGGTTTAATTTCAAGTTTTTCTTCACAGAAAAACTTAACCGGCCAATCGTTTTTCAACCGGAAAGCTTCAATTCCGGCCATGATCAGCTTAAACCGATCCGGCCAAGTCTCCGGCTTCTTCGGTTCCGGCTTCTTGTAGTCCGCCAGCACCGTTTCCGGCACCTTCCTTTTTACTACTACGCCCCGTTCATGGTCCTGCCATTTCTGGACCAATGCGGAAAGCTCGAACATTTGACTAGGTGTCAGCCTCATGTGAATATCAATAAGTTCCATAACACCCCACCCTCCTTTTACTGCTCAATCATGGGAAGGATCCCATGTTTCTTTAACTTTTGGTACAAGAACAGCCGCCCTTTCTGCGTCCATTTCGTAGTCATCTTCACATCCAGCCTGCCGTCAGCATGATTGAAGGCGAAACTCTCGCTGTGCGTGTAGCCTTTCGCCTGGTATCTGCTGTACAGTAGCCACTGCCCTGCCATCTGGTAGATGATTTTCAAATCTGCCAGGACTTTATTCATAGCCCGTCCGCTCATGCCATAGTCTTTTGCAATGACTGTAATGGGGACTGTTCCTTTACTGGCAAGGATCTTGTCGGTGTAATCGGCTTTCGGTTTCAGTTCGCCGATTAACTGTTTCTGTTTGGCTGTCTCTGCTCTGAGGGCTTTTGTTCTGGCTTGCTCGTTCTTGAGAGCAGTCAGGATTTTAATGAGCCCGTCAGGATTCAGCAGGGCCTTTTCTAAAGTTTCTTCCGTCATATAAGCCCCGTGCTTACGAATAGAAGGAAGAACTTCATCGGCCAAGACCGCTTGGAACCGTTGAGCAACCTCATTGTTTGCTTTAAAGCCAAGGCGGTAGACCATGTTTTCCGGGATATAATCTCCAGCCTTAACACCGTCCCCACAAGTGGGGATGAATCCAAACTCGCATAAATAGCGATTAACTCGTTCCCATCGAACTACAACGTTTCCACTTTTAGCAATCTGCGTAAACCCAAATCCTCTTGCCACGTCTTCGGCATTCAGAAACGCTATCCCCGTTTCCTTATCCAAATATCCATGGACGTTGTGATACTTAAAATTTCATTCATAAGTCTCTCCTTTGTCGCGTTTCGCGACCTATTTAATTAAAAAAAATAGTGACCGGTACTTTGTAATATTCCGCTAGCTTTACCTTTACTGTATCGCATGGCGTCCGTTCCCCTCGCTCATACATAGAAAGAGCGGAAGCACTGATGCCGATTGCGTCCGTTACCTCTTTAATAGACCGGAATCCTCTTAGCTTTCTCAGCTTTTTACCTACTTTTTTTCTGTCCATCCTTTCACCTCCTTGTCGCGTTTCGTGTCTGCGCTTATATGATACCATAAGTCACAAAACGCGTCAACACATTTTGTGACTTTTTTTTTACTAGCCGTGTTATAATATCCAAAAGGAGGGATGAATATGGCATTCGCTGAGAAGTTAAAAGAATTACGCCAGCAGAAAGGAATGACTCAAAGCGAACTAGCAAAACTACTAAAAATGCAGAGAAGCACACTAGGAATGTACGAAACTGGGAAAAGAGAGCCGAATTTTGAGACTCTTAATATGTTTGCAAATTTCTTTAATGTTGATATGAACACACTAATGGATATGAACAACACTTCTAATCAGAATCCATCTTCCCCTGTGAGATCCATTAAAATCCCCGTATTAGGCACAGTGGTAGCCGGAATTCCGTTAGATGCCGTAGAAAATATAATCGGGTGGGAAGAAATCAGCCCCGCTATGGCGGCCACAGGGGAACACTTTGCCTTACGGATAAAGGGTACTTCCATGGAGCCTAGAATTTGTGAAGGGGATATAGTGGTAGTACGAAAACAAGAGGATATTGAAAGCGGCGACACGGCTATAGTATTAATCAACGGTGGAGAAGCTACAGTAAAGAAAGTGAAAAAGACAGAAGAAGGGATTATGCTCATAGCAAACAACATGGCCGTGTATAGCCCGCATTTTTATAGTAATAAAGATATAGAAGAGTTGCCGGTCAGGATTATTGGGAAGGTAGTTGAATTAAGGGGGAAACTATGAGAATACGAGACGTTGGTATAGGCGCCGTTTATTTTGGGTTAATGACGACTCACATAGCGGCCCCTTTCATCTGGGGATATGGGGCTTTATTTTATTGTCCACCGCTTACAAGATTAACCATAGCCGTGTGTGCTGGCCTATGGTCTATCCCTATGTTCTTCGACTTGAAGAACGATAAATTCTTTGATTATGGCGTTTGGAACGCCCCTTTTATAGTGCTTTCCTGCTTCTTGAAAAACATTCCTTATCTGATATTTAGAGCGTTTTATATTTTTGAATTCTTTTTCTATATCATAATCGCTATAAAATACGTAAAAGCAATTAAGAATAAATTCAAAACTGGGGAATTGAGATTTTAGAAAGGAAGTAATCATGGATGACAGAAGATTTAGAAAGATTATAATCGGCCTTTTGGCATTTTTAAATATTATTCTAACCATCATAGCCTATACCTTGATTGCAGAGTATAACTACAATATAGCTTTTAACAAAAAATTATTAAAAGAAATTCAGTTGGTGAAATCTGCCGCATCTGCTACCGCAGATGAAGTATCTGATTTCCATGAAGCTTACGATGCTGTTAATTTAGACGTGGGGTTCCCCTTCCCGAACAATAAATTTAAAAAAGTTAAATAAAAAACGGCATAAAAAAAGAGCTTCCCCGAAGGGAAGCCCAATTCATTCACGTGTCCCGGTAATGGGATTCGAGCCCGTGCCAGCGTCCTAGCGCCAAGTTTTATACCGGGAAAGCCCTATACGCTACGATCATGCGCATGACCGTGCGCCAGAAAACCGATTAGCCATATCGGCCGGGCCATATGAATACCCCGGAGCGACTACCACACGTTTCATTGTGCTGGTCTTTCGACCCTCGCTATACCCGGCGGCATCATCAAAGATGGTAGTAGGGAATGGATTTGCACCATTGAAGCGAAATGCGGCGGATTTACAGTCCGCTGGGTTTGTCTACTTCCCTACCCTACTGAAAAGAATTCCCCGGAAATGGCACACCGGGGAATTGAGGAGATCGCCGGAAGCCGAAATTCAAGCGGTTCCGTGCCGAAGTTCCGCCTTATAAAGTGCTTCCGAACCTTTCGTGAAAGGGCTTATACCAAGTAGAAAGGAGGTGTTATGAAAAAATCGATAGACATCAGCCCGTATGATTATTATACCCCATTCCCTTGAAAACACCTATACGCAAAGGAGCAAATATGTACATCTTCAAAACGCCCGCTGGAACGTGGGCATACAGGGTTGATATAGGGATGGACCCCCGGACCGGAAAACGCCGTCAGAAGTCAAAGCAGGGCTTCCAGCGGCGGAAAGACGCCGAAGCCGCCGCCCGGGAAATATTGCTGGACGTGCAAAAGGCCAGCTATGTTCCGGATTCACCCGTGACCATTTCCGAATTCATTGAAAAATGGATGGAGAGTTATGCCCCGACCGTAAAAGAATCCACCTTGCGAACGAGGATAACAGCCGCCCACGCCATCGAGAAAGAACTGGGGGCCATTCCTATCCAGAAGTTAAACCTTTCCATGTACCAGTCCTGCCTGCACCGGCTGTCCGGCCATTACGCCCGCAGCACCCTAGTGCTGTTCCATGGGTTTGTCCGCATGATTATGAAGGCCGCCCGGCAGTATGGAATCATCCAGAAGGACCCCACAGAGTTTGCAAAGCTGCCCCGTCCATCTGACAGCCCGGAAGAACAGCTTCCTGCATATCTTAACAGGGAACAGCTGAGAACCTTTCTGGATTGCGCCCGGACGTATGGCCTGCCGCAGGATTACCCAATGTTCTTCTTGCTGGCTTATACCGGGTTAAGAATTGGTGAAGCAATGGCCTTGTGTTGGGAAGATATTGATTTCGAGGAAGGAACAATACGGGTAAACAAAACCCTGTACCACATCAACAAGCAATACCGTGTCACGTCGCCAAAGACACGCCTGTCCCGAAGAACCATTGAAGTTTCCCCGGAAGTGCTAAAAGTTCTAAAGGAACAACGGTACTCCCAGATAGAAGCGAAGCTGTACTACGGTGAACATTGGTACAAAGCCCCGGAAACGGAACAAGGGTTTGTTTTCACCGCCCGGGACTACCCCGGAAAGCCGACCAACGCAACGTTGTGGCAGACCCACCTAAGGCGGATTCTAGCCCGTTCCCCCGGCCTGCCATATATCCACCCCCATTCTTTTAGACACACCCACGCAAGCCTGCTGGCGGAAGCCGGTGCCAGCCTAGAGGAGATTTCTGACCGGTTGGGCCACAGCCGGAGTCGGACAACGACTCTGATCTATCTTCACGTGACCCAGAAGCGGCGGAAAGAGGTTGCCGAAAGGTTCGCACGGTTTATGGACACTTAATTTTTTGCAACTGTTTTCGTGCAGTTTTTGTGCAGTTTGGGCATAAGAAAATAGCCAGAACCGCAGTGTTTCTGCGGCTCCGGCTTTCATCTGGTAATGGTGATAAAATTACCAGTATATGAGGGAAATCTCTCTAACTGTAAACCATAATGTTATAGAAGGTTTTTCTTTTTATAAAGGAGGACGATGCCATGTTTGCCGGGTATCAGCTGGATGACGGCCACGGGGATTACAACCGGAGCTATGAACGGAACTGGGATATCGACTACGCCGACTATTCCACCGACCACAGAGAAAACAACTACCGGAACTACGAATGGAAAGTGCCCAAAAGCAAAAAAGAGCGGGTACGGAACATATTGAACCATTACGAATGA